ATATGGTAATTAGTGCTGATAGCATCAGTGGATATGGATTGTTCACTTACTAACTAAAATTAATCAACATCTAGTTCATTAGGGAGGGATGACTTTTGTGTCACTCTCCCTTTTTATATTCAATTTCTCAAATACTGCGGATTGTATTCCATTCACCGAAACAACAAACGAATTTTGTTCGGAGCCATTCAAAATGGTTCCATGTTCTAATGGAGAAAAAACACAATTGATTGAATCGGTGTTTCCGCGAACTGATTGTTTTAATTTTTACTATGGAATGAATTTCACGGGCGGCAATGGAAACCCGTTCCAATATTCAAATCGAATTCGTGTTCCAGGTTCGTTTGAACGAACCAATTTCACAATCACAAAAGAATTGATTGGCGCCACCTTGAAAACAACGGCGTCGCAATACTGCGAGAATTGGGTTTTGCGAACGATGAATTTGCCGGAAACATTCGTCAAATTATTGGTGAACATTTTCACCGGGCGTGATGTGTACGTGAACGGGACCGAATACCAGGTCCAAGGCGAAATCGCCAAAAACAACGACATCGGTTCACAATGGTTTTTGGAAACTACATTCGAACGTTGTGAATGCGACAAATCTTTGAATTGCGAATGATTACAATTGAAAACATATCGACCGCGTTGTCAAATGACCAATATCGCCCAAAGAATTGGGAACATTGGAATAAAGTTCGGACAACGATGTTCATTCATACACGGGGGAAAAACCCTGGAGAAATATTGACGTCACGTCGTCCCAATGAAGACCCGGACGTCCAAAAATATCGTTTGTCCATTTACGAACCAATCACAAAAGGTTCAATGAACAGGGCGATTGATAAATTGTTCCGGATATTTCAAAACGCCAATTTTTCCATTTCCGTTTCGGATGAATTGAACACATATTTGACGGAACGAAAGTTCGATGGTCAATATTTTTATTCGTACATTCAAAAATTCGTTGTCCGCAGAATGATTGAAGACCCGAACGGATGGTTGGTGTGGATTCCGGTTGGTGAAGGGTTGACCAATCCGGCCGTCAAAGTTGACGCCGAACCGGTGTTGATTATGTCCGACCAAATCAAAGTGTTGGAACCTGGATTGTTGACATGGCAATCCATGGACGAACATTCGCCCGTCATGGTCAATGGCAAATCGCAAATGACCGGGTTGGTTTATTACTCGTTGACGGATACCCAATTTTTGAAACACACCCAAGTTGGCCAGGCAATTGACAAACGATTTGAAACCGTTGTCATTTACCAACATGACATTGGCGCCATTCCGGGCGTGATATTAGGCGGCGATTTGACGGATGAACATTTTTTCGATTCTTATTTTTCGGCGTTTGTTCCGTTCGCCAATGAAGCCATCCGCCAATATTCGGATTGGACCGCAGTCATGACAACATCCGCGTTTCCGTATCGCGAAGAAATCGCGGAAAATTGCAATGGTAAGGGTTGCCGCGATGGTATTGTGTACAATCACGAAACCGAGGAACACGAAACATGTGGCATTTGCAAAGGAACCGGACGTGTGATTTCACGTTCGCCATTTGGCGTATTTCTGCGAGAAAAGGCCAATCCGGCGTTGGGTGTTGATGGCGACGTCAACGGCCCAATGATTCGATTCATTTCGCCGGATGTGAGCATCATTGAATATTCGGGCCAGGCATGGCAAACACTTTTAAAAAAGGCCGAAGAATCATTACATTTGAACGTAATTGATGAAAGCCAATCCGGAGTGGCCAAAATGATTGACCGCGAAGATTCATTCAGTCAGTTGACCAAAATATCGAACAACATATTTGACGAAATCATTTTCAAAAGTTTGTTGTTCATTGAAAAATACCGGAACGTTGTTCAACCGATGTCACCAGTCATCACCAAACCCATTTCGTTTTCCATGAAGACCGAAGACGATTTGATTGATGAATTGAACAAATTGACGGACAAAAACGCGCCAATTGCGTTTCTCGTTGAATCGACAAAAGATTTGGCCCGTAAACGTTTCTCCGGAAACAAATCCGTTTCGCGAATGGTCGAAGTTTTGGTCAGTTATGACCCAATTTTCCATTTAAACACCAAAGACAAACAAATGTTGTTGGCGGCCGGTTCCATCAAAAAAGACGATTTGATTCGCTCGTTGTTTGCCTACAAAACCTTGACCGGAATCACCGCAGAATTCGGAACGGAATTTTTGGAAAAACCATTGGGTGAAATATTCGCCGAATTGGACCGCAGAATCCAACCAACGATTGATTCATATATCACAACCCAATTGATTCAAACCACATGATTGAATTTGATGACAACGTCATTGAAATCATTCGAAAACAAGACCGAACCGTTTCGGCCGCCAATCAAACGTTTTTCGATTCATTGCCGGCGACCGAACAACGGATTTTCGCCGCAGTATCAAAACACGTCCAAAAATTTTCGTCGGATGGCGAAAAATTCGTGTTTGATGACGGGAATGTGTTATTGACCAACCAGGTTGAACGAATCATTTTGGACGCCCTCCAATCGTCCAAATATCCATCCGACGTCAACGGATTTTTGCGGAATTTCGAAACGTTGAAACAATACAATTTTGACATCCATCGCGACGTCAATGATTTGTCGCCGGAACAATTGGGCGAATTGATTAATCCAATCCAACGCGGAACGGTTGAACAAACATTGCAATCATTGACGGGTTCGGGTGTTTCAACCAATTTCATCGAACCAATCCGGACCGGAATATATCAAAACATTGTCGCCGGTTCAACCAAAGCGGATTTGGAGGCGTATTTACGGCGCTACATTTTGGGGAATCCGGATGTGGATGGTTTGTTGTCGCGATATGTCAAACAGGTCAGCCGGGACGCGTTGAACCAATTTGATGGCCAGGTGAACGCGAAGATTGCGAGCGAATTTGGATTGGACGCGTATCGATACGTTGGAAGTTTGATTGAAGATTCACGGCCCCAATGTCGGCGTTGGGTGGCAATGGGTGTGATTCAAACAAAAGATTTGCCGACGGAAATTGCCTGGATGAATGCCAATGGAACCGGAGCGATTCCGGGAACATCGCCCGAAACGTTTTCGATTTACCGGGGCGGATACAATTGCCGTCATTCTGCCATACCATTCAAGTTGACCAAATCGCAACGGGAACGGTTGAATTTGCCTGAAGAACAACAAAAGATTGAAAAAAAAGTTGAACGCGCAAGTGCTGATGTCACGTTACCAAGAGCGCAACAAGATTTCAAAAATTTATTGGATTTCAAAAGTTCGAAAACACCAAAACAATTGAAGGGGATGGAAAATTTGCCCGAAATATTGTTTGAATATTCGGACAATGGCAAAATGAGAATCACAAAAAAGTCGAGTGATTACAATGACGGAACAAAAATTGTTCGATTGGAATATGACAATTTTCGATATTTTCAAGAAAACAAATTTGGCAAATTGCAAGTGGCCGTGCATGAATATGCACATCGAACACATTTTGAACGGGAAAAAATTGGATTCAAATTGGATGGACGTGTTTGGGTTGGAAAAACTGAAGAAAAAACCCAACAATATTGGGAAAAGAGTATCAAAGAATTTGAAAAAAAATTGGACGATTTTCAATCAAATAAAATGTTTGCCAATCCGGGCAAATTAGTTGACAAATACCGTTCAAAATTTACCCAATATACCGAACGCGAATTGTATGAATTGGCGGGTTCATATTCGGACACAATTATGGCAATTTCTGATTGTAGATATGGAACCGGTCATGATGTAGCATATATGAAACGTTTTGACCGACAATTGGCAAAAATGGAATGGTTTGCACACGCGTTTGAAAATTATTTCATTGGGAATCCGGTTTTTCAATCTGAATTTCCTGAATTGTTTGAAGTCATGAACGATTATGTTTTCAATGAAATCGTCAAACCATACACACCAAAAGAATTGTTGAAATAATGGCAACAGAAAATTCATTTGACAAAACCGTCGCAGAATACACCGCGAAATTTCCATTGGCACAAAATCCGTCAAT